ATCAAGTGCGTACGCGGATTGGTTTAAGTCGTGTTGAAGTTTCCCATTATCTTGATTTGTCTTTACGGTATCAATCATTCTTGCAATGGCGACTCTGGAACTCTCGACTTTTGAATTTAGACCTGGGATGAATTCAGTTAGTTTTGAAAAGCTATTTATTACTTTATAAATAGCATCTGAGACAAATATAATGACATCGTTCATCGCAGTTTTTACGTGATATGCAATACCTTCAAAGATGGCTGCCATTTTAACCTTTACTTCATCCCAGTTTCTAGCAAGTTCAATTCCAGCTGCACCAAGTTTTACAACTGAACTTGCCATCATTCCGATAGGTCCAAGCGAGTCGAGAATCGCTTTAACAAGGGATCTTCCGGCCACGCCGATTTTATCCCAGTTCGCAATTAAGACCGCGCCACTTGCACCAAGAACGGCTACTCCGGCAGCAACCAACCCGATGGGTCCAGTGACTAAAGCGAGTGCCGTTCCTAGTGAACCAACACCGACCGTCAAGAAGCCTAAGGCTACTGTAGCCGGTCCTGCAACTGCCGTTATTCCTGCAATAGCTATCACCGTAGTTTGTATCGGTTTAGGAAGTCCAGCGAACCAATTAGCGCCATCTTTGACTAGATTAAATAGTGGCTCCGCATCGTTCATCGCAGTTAATAAAGCAGGCACTAGTACATCGCCTAAAGTAATCCCAACATCGTTTAATTTATTTTTCATAATTTGAAGTTGGCTAGCCGACGTAGCAAACCTCTGCTCGGCTTCTTTTTGCAAAGCGTTGTTTTCTACCCAGCCTTTGTTCGCATTATCCAAAGCCTTACCAAAGAGATCGCCTGCTCCTGCCGCGCGTAAAAGCGCATCTCGCATTCTCACTTCGGACATGCCTAAGGTGTCGAGAACACCAAAAACATTTTGACCTGACTTTTGCATTTTGCCTAAACCATCGATAAAGGTTGTAATCGTGCCAGCTGCATCTTCCTTAAATGACTTTTTGAATTGTGCAGAGGTCATTCCTGATACAATAGCAAGATTGTTTAATTGCTTTCCGCCACTCGCAGTAGCGCTTGCCATATCAACCATCAATTTAGAGAAAGCTGAGCCCCCTGCTTCCGCCTCAATCCCCACAGAAGAAAGAGCTGCCGAAAATCCGAGTGTTTGCGCATTGGTTAGCCCAATGGTATGCCCAGCGCCGGCAAGTCTTAAATCCATTGCAACAATGTCCGCTTCAGTAGTAGCCATGTTATTTCCGAGTCTAACAATCGTGGAGCCCAATCTATCGAATTCGGTTTGTGGCATTTGCGTAATGTTGGCTATCTTAGCGAGCTCGGTAGCAGCTGTATCGGATGCTAGGTTAGTGGCTACTCCCATTTCTACCATGACTTTGGAGAAATCCTCGATGTGGCTCTTTGAAATGCCAAGTTGTCCTGCTGCTTCTTCTACATGAGATATCTCTTCTACTGTGACTGGAATATCTTGAGCCATATCGCGAATGCCTTGCCTTAAACCCGCAAACTCTTCCGTTGTGGCGTTAATTGTTTTCTTTACGCCCGCAAAAGCTGTCTCAAAATCAATAGATGCTTTCCCAGCTGCATATCCAACTCCGACAATCGGAGCCGTTACGCCGATCGTAAGGGATTGCCCTACATTTTTAATGTCTTGTCCTGCTGACTTTATTTTTTTTGAAGTTGATTCAAAATCATTGCCTAATTCCTTAACTTTAGGAGATTGCGTATCTAGTTGTTTGGTTGTTGCTTTCAGTTCATTTTCCATATTAGCCAGTGCTGTTTTTGCCTTATTCATCTTAATTTCTAAATCCAGTGTCGCGGAAGCATCACGACCTTTTGCTTCTACCGATTTATCAAAAGCCGTTGTCAGAACCTTTATTTTTTGTTCCTGCAATTCAATTATTTTTGTTAAACCGTCCGCTTTAACTTTCTGCCTATCCGACTCACTGCCAAAACCAACTATCTTTGCAGTAGCTAAAGTTAATTCAGATCTAACAACGGCAAGCTGCTTATTAATTGCCCCTACGCCAGCTTGAAAACCTGTACCATCTAGCCCAATCTTAACGCCTAAACTACCTATCTCTTTCTCTTCAGCCACACCCCCACCCCCTTATAAAATCACATCATATCGTCAATAAATCCGGTCTGAACCTCTTTTTCCTTACTTCCGTAAGCGATGACCTCGAAATAACGAAAGATATCCATATTATCAATGTCCGTCATGGTCCACCCCTGCTTTAAAAGGCTACCCTCGACTTCCTTCATGAAATCTCGTTCATCTAGGTCGTCGCTTATTCGTTTGGGTCTTGTAATCCCTCAGTTGCCTTACTTGCTCCATATATCACTTCATTTAAGCAACTGGTGATCGTCGAAATCATCTTCCCAGCTTCTAATCCGTCATAAAATTCATCTTGCGTGAACTGCTTACCAAACAGATCAACCACATAATCAACCATTTTATCTAGAAGTTCAGCATTGATGTCGGTCAAGTCATTTGTCTTTTGGAATTCCAATGTTTTTCTAAGCATCCGACCACTAATAAATGGCGTTGTAAAATTCTTTTCCTTGCCTTCAATTTTTAAAGTTAATTTCATATTCAATCGCCTACTCTCTTAAATTTTTAGTCCGTATAACAAATAAAGGCGACTCCGAAGAGCCGCCCGTTTGAATAAAATTAAGCCGTTGTAAATTTGTTCACACTGTTTGTTGCCAGAGGATTTCCTGCCAAATCTTTGACACCAACCGTAGCAATAGCGCGGTAAGCCGTAGCTGCCGTAAGATTCGCTACCGGAGTAAAGGTAACAATCTTCTTAGTTGCATCTAGACCGAGTGTTCCGGCGACCGTAGTTCCTGCAACGTCTGCAACTAGCGCAAAATTGGCTGGAACGACACAAGCGTCCTGAATAACTTCGCTGAACGTCCATGTGACCGGAGTACTAACTACAACTGTTGTAGCGGCATTTGCAGGAACGATAGTAAGAGTCGGAGGCGTAGCATCTGCTGCACCTTGAACAGCCGCAAACCAGTTCGTGCCTGTGGCAGCAAGATAACCAGGATCATCGCTGTCCGCAATCTTGTCATATGCACCATCATAATCACGCTTTACAAAAGTAATCTTAAGCTTGACTGTTTGGAAGTCGATCTTATCTGCTTTTGTTTTGTAATCATCGGGAACTACCTCGAACTTTCCTTTGAAAATCCAGCGGTATCGCGTCGACCCATTACTTTTCCCCGCTTGAAAGCCAAGAGCCAAGTAAGGTGCGATGTCTGAAATATTTCTAGTAAGCACACCTCCTGCAACAGTATGACCAAGGATTAAACCTTGCATCGCTATTGTCAATTTAGATAATTCGAGTGTTACCTCAATTTCGCCAACTGCAGTCGCAACCTCTGCCGCTCCATCGTCTGCATAAAGCACAGATGTGGATGATTTAGGCTTCATGCTCGCCATAATTGCAGGAGCAAGCAACACAGGAGTTTGATATGTTGTAACCGCGCCAACTGCGTCCGATGTTAATAATGCGATATATATATTTCTTAAAGCTACCATTACGCCTTCTGCCAAACTAATCACTTCCTTTTCAATTTGTTTGCAATAAAAAGCACCCCGTTAGGAGTGCGGAAAACTAAAGCGAAATATTGGATTCGTAACGCATTGCTTTGTGATAAATGAAAGTGTCCGATTCGTAAAAATCTTGGGCATTCATTCGTTTAAAATTCAGTGATTTCATAGTTATATCCACCTGAGCGGCTACAGCAAATGTATTTCCCTTTGACCAAACATCGATTTGCAATCCTATACCAGACGAAGTCGCTGCATCATCTGCATAATCATTGTCGATATTACTGAGCTCAAAGAATGTTATCCTAGGATACTTATCAGCATCTTTTGTGACTGATTGATAAATGGGTTTTAAGTTGAATTTGTCGAGTCCAAGTAGGCTTGATAAGGTTGAATTGGCTTCTAATGCAGCTAAAATAATGGGTTTTATGTCAATCATAGTCCCAACCCCGCTTTCACAACTTCCGCCATAGCATCCAATATCTCGCTCTCGCTTTCAGTAGCTGCAGGCGCTGCCCAAGGACGAGCCGCCATCTTGGATGTTCCATATTCGAAGAACTTGAGATAAAACCATTTGGAATTATCCGTGCGCTCTACGCCTACAAGGATAAATCTTTGACCATCTCTAAATTTGACTTTAGAAATGGAAATATGATCAGCCGCATGCTCTTTAGCATCAGGACTTCTAGGAGCTCGCTTCTGCATAGCCGCTTGTAAGATTGCACCGCCTGCTTTTAGAGCCGCGCCCTCAACTCTCACCGCTTTCTGGCCAAGGTTTTGGAGGTTGCTTAGTAATTCATCGAAACCTGTAAGGCTCAATTCAGCCCCCATTGACAACCTCCTCGCACAATAGGATAAGCTTGATATTGCGCTCCTCAACATTTAGCACATGCCGAATATTGAGGATACGGACACCAAAAAGAACCCGCATTGCAGCAGTGATACCTGAGCGATAGCGGATTGTGACGGGAATCGTATTTTCAGAAGTAACAGCAGCGGCTTGATAGTATTCGCGACCTTTAAGGGGCTCTAAGGATGCGGGAACGGATGAAGCTCCTGGAGCATTTACCCAAGTTTCTAAGAGAATGCCGCCTGAATCTTTTGTAACTGTCACGGTTTGCAATGCTATCCGGTGTCTGAGCTTTCCGCCTTCTATCATTGGAGCCTCGCCACCTTATACGGACCGATAAGGAAGTCGAATGTCATTGGTACCGGCATTAGTTGCGATCTGGAAAGGATAACTGGTTCGCGTACCTCATACCATTGGGAGATCAAATATTTCATAGCTTGTTTTAAAGGCTCGGGAACGGCTGTTGCATTTCCGTATCCAGTTACAAAGCGAATGCGGACAGCTGAGGCAGGTTGAAGGATGGCGACCGGCCATATCTTTGAAAACCCTAAAAATATGCGTCCGATATTGCTTTTTGCATCAACTACATAGTCAGAGGGCGGCATGATATGCTCAATTCCTGCACTATCCGTATAATTCACGCTGGTTACCGATTGCAATTTAGGTTTACGCATCTTAATTACAGTGCCTGGCGGGAAATCATCTAGGATATAATCCCACGTCTGTGTAATTAAAGCTCGATACGTTCGTTCCTCAGCTATCATTCGAGTTGCGACGATTAACGCGGATATATATGCATCATCATCTGTAAAGTCGACCCTAAGATGGGCTTTGGCTTCCTCTAAAGAAATAGGCTCTTCCGCAGGTTCGGTCACAAGTGACAAAGCCCAATGCATTGCACTGCTGTTATCCATCGCCTCCCACCCCTTCTGTAGTATAAAAATAGACCGCCCTGCGAAGGACGGTCTTTTGAATTAATCTACGATTGCAGACGGTGGAGTCGCTTGGGAGAATCTTAAATCGGTCATAACATAAATGGCTGAAGTAATGTTAGCGACATTAGATGCTCCTGTTTTAACTACGATGCAGTCAAAGCCGTTTGCAATGTCCAAGCTGCGTCCATCGATCTGGAACACTACGACTTTATTTTTAACCCCTGCGTCAGTTGTATAACTGACTGCATTAACTGCCCGCACTAGGTCATCCGTTACCGAAGTATCTAAGTCAGCCCAGATTGGAACAACGTTAGTTATGACCTTGCTACCTGTGCCCGCTACAGCCGTTGCTTGCTCAATAGTGACTGGAACTGGTGCAGCATTTCCTTGCGTGATACTTACTACTACAAAGCATCTAGCGGCGTTTTTCATTGAGACGTACGCGCCTGTTCTACCTGCTGCATCAGTCGCAGGGGCTAAAGCTTGAACGATTTTTGTTTGTTCTGGTAATGTTGTTAACAAGTAAATCACTCCTTCATCTTTTCAATATTTTTTTAAAGAAATAGCGCCTAAAAGGTATTTTGGCAATAAAAAAGCACCTTCTAAGCGCTAAATGGTAAGCCGTATAGAATTAACGAGTTTGAAGCGCAACGAATGGGCTCTGCGTATTTGTGCCCTTAAACGGTGTCAAAGGCGTGTTCCAGATCGGCTGACCATCTACGCGGTAGATAAACCGGAATACCGACTCATCATTCACAAAGCGAACATGGATGGAAGAAGCAGAGTTCATCGCCCCCTTATCGATTGTTGCGTATTGCGAGAAATCAGCGAAGAAAATATCGCCAGTTGTGCCCACCGTTTGGCATTGCTCAAGCGGAATGATTGGACGACCCATTAATGTGCTAAATGGCGATCCAGAAACACCGCCAGCGGGCATGTAGACGGGTACACCGCCCGCAGTACCGACAGCCAATGTCATCAAGTTAAGTTGCGGCTCAATGTCTTGGTTGATGTACCATACCGCATTTTGGCGGCTCTTGCCGTACATGCGCGACCACATGTTCATGATGTTCTGAACTACGATCGTGCCTGAAGTTTGGCTTCCTTCCTTTGCGACTGTTACAAGGGCTTTGGAATTCATGATTCCAAGAGGTTGACCAACGCCAGTCCCATTGATTCCTGCATCATCGACTTTAAAGCCGAATTCTTCCGAGAAACCATCCATCAAAATCATTTGAAGCGCCGCAGCATCTTGCAAAACCTCATCTGTGGCATAGCAAAGACCCGTCAATTTCTTTAATTCAAGGTCAACTTTGCGGAATTTTGGTTTAGAAGCAGTGATTGCGTCAGCTTCATCAGACCAGAATGCTTGAATACCACCCCAACGAGAGCCATTTACACGGCTTTGCTCGTCAATTGCATTGATTTTTAACCCATTTGCATTAGGGTTAGACATCGGAATACGGCGCATTTTTGAAGCTAGAATGCCTGTTTCATATGTTCTTTTCAACAATTCAGTTGAAAATTCAGTTGCAACAAGGAATCCACCATCGGATGAGATGCTTTCATTAGCACCTGTAGCTGCATTCTTCAGCAATCTAAGATCGGGGGAAGCACCAGGTACAGCGGCGGCACGAACAGCCTGCAATTGTTCGCCAAAGCTTCTGAAAGGGCGATCTCCTTCAGCTAGAATAACTTGGACAACCGGTAAAGCGCCTTGATTAGCAATCGATCCAGCAGAAGCGTTCAATGCTGCATCAATTGTAGCTTGTCGCGCGATAACCTTTTCTTCATCAGCGATTGCCGCTTGAATTGTGGCTAGTTCTGTTTCGTGTGCGGCATAGATAGTTTCCTCATCTGCGGTAAAGCTTCGACCTGCTGCCTTGACTGTTTCAAGCATAGCTTTCATAACAGCTAATTTGTTTTTTAACTTTTCTTTCAATCGGACCATCTCCTTTAAATTGTGTTTTCTATTAAAAAAAGACTCTTCATCTCCAAATCGAGATTACGAGTCTGTGGCGCTGTGATTAATGCTGCGGAATTTTCAACCTCTTCTTCGCTCTCTTCTTCCGCCAACAGCTCTCTTAAAGCTGTTATTTCCTCAGGAGTTAAAGGGTCAACTGTTTCCTCTTCCGGATCTGCGGCGGCTTCGAGTTTGGGAGCGTTAAGGAACTTAGACCAATCCATTTCAATGCCATTGAATACGGCTTTATCCCCACGTAAGGAAGCGGCTATAGGCGTTTCTTCGACCTTAGTGGCAAAGCCTTGTGCGACTGCATCTGCCGCCGTAAGCCATGTCTCCGCATCCAAGAGAGAAATGATTTCCTCGTCCTTCATGCCCGTTTTATCCCGATATATTTCAAGCATGGAGGCTCGAACGGTATCCAACGTGTCAGCTAACTTCCGAAAGTCCTTTGCTTCACCCCAGCATCCAGAAGCTGGGTTGTGAACCATCATCATAGAGCCCTTTGGCATAATGATTTCTTCCCCGGCCATTGCGATAATGGAAGCGATAGAGGCAGCTAAACCGTCAATATAGACAATGATCTTAGCTGAGTGGCGTTTGAGCATGGAATGAATAGCCACTCCTGCAAATACATCACCACCGCCTGAATTGATGCGGACATGGATTTCAGAAACATCACCAAGAGCTTTCAAATCGTCCGACATTTGCTTGGGTGTGACCTCATCACCCCACCAACTCATATCACTGATTTCTCCGTAAAGGATGAGCTCGCCAATTGTGCTATTTTGTATCTTTTTGATGTTCCAGAATTTACTCATTTTTTCGTATCACCCCCTCCCGCTGGTTGGTTGGCTGCATGAGCCGTTTGCATTTCGATTGTTGTATCGCCCGGGACCATGTTCACAGGTCTCCAAGTTTGCGCTAATTCTTCTGGCGTTAAAGGATTCATATTTTCTTTGGCTCTGATCTGATCCGCTGTAATCCACCCATCCAAACGTGCAATGTGATAGGATTCATACCGGCTTTTCATATCGCCGCGAAGCAAACCATCTAAATCAAATTCAGCAAAGATTTGTTCTTGCTCTTTTTCTGTAAGCAGTTTCCAAAATATCGTTTGCTCAATTCGAATTACCCAAGGCAATAAGGTATACTGAACAAACTCTAAGGATTGCTGCTCGATGTTGTTGTTCGTGCTGCGCTCCAAGTCATAAATCATGTGCGGAGGAACACGAAAAAAACGAGCGATATCAGTTACCTGAAATCTTCTCGTTTCTAGGAATTGCGCTTGATCCGGAGGAATTCCGGTTTGTTTATATTTTACACCTTGTTCTAAAATAAGGAGTCTGTGAGCCCTTGAGAGCCCCCCGTAAGTCTCATCGAATGATTCTCTTAGGTTCTGTCTACCATCGTCACCTAGCTCAAGCTCACTTTCTAATACGCCGTTTACATTGCCGCCATTGCCGAAAAACCTAGCTCCGAATTCTTCAGCCCCTAGACTTAGGCCAATCGCTTGCGCAGCCATTTGCAGAGGCGTAAAACCAATGATCCCATTTGAACCTATCCCGTGAAGATGAAATATTTCCGAATTATTGAATGTGTGCTTACCACCATTTGGCAAAGTGTAGAGATAGGATATTTCCCAATTTCCTGTTTTTTCGTTCTGAACCCGATTGATCTGCATGTTACTTG